CCGGAAACCGGGGAAAGGATTTTTCAAACCGTCTGAAACACCTTTGTTTCCAACGGTTTTGGTCGGGCTGACAGGATTTGAACCTGCGACATTCTGTTATATCTGGTGGTTTTTAGGTTTGGTTTGACAGAATGTTTGGAGATTGAGAAACGTTGGTATTTCAACGCTTTTGCCATCCTGTAAATTGTGACTGGTTATGACTGTATGGAACGCAACGTGACGGTCTTTGTATGCGGTTTGTATGCGGAATAAAGAAAAAGCCCCTCCCCCAGCAATGCTGAGAGAGGGGCGCGTGTTACATGAGGGTACGAATCACTCACGGTTAAGTGTTGGGCCTGAAACAGGTGCAACACTTATTTTTCGTTGGAACTGTCCGGCTTGGCTGCCGTGAGCTGGCTCACGCCGATTAGAGCGCCGACGAACAAACCGATCGCGTTGATGGTCGTAACGAGTTCGCCGCAGTGTGGCAGTCCCCATTGCGGGCCGACCGCTCCGACGAGCCATGCGACGGCCGGCAAAGCGATCAACGCGAACCACTTGAGTATGTCGTATACCCTGCCCGGCAGCAGGTAATCGGATTGCGGGCTATTGGATTCATCCATTTTTCACCTCCTTAAACATTGCGGTAACCGTCTCCACAACGCTTAAAGTTGTGGAGACGGGAGTTTCAGCGCAGGTACTGTCCGGGATAGATAACGTATGGGCTGCGGATGCCATTGCGTGCGGCAGCCGACTGCCAGCCGGAGCCGTAGATGCTCCACAGGCTTTCGCCGGAACGGACCACATGGCCTCCGACCACGCTCGAAGCGGTGGACGCGGACGCGCCGCCATAGGTGACGGTCTGCCCCGGATAGATCCGATTGACGTCACCGCTCGGTACACGCCAGGCGGACACCGGCTGGAGTCCGGTCCTCGCGGCGATCGCACTCATGGTGTCGCCGGAACGGACCACGACGCTACGCGAACCTGTGGCGGCCGTTCCGCCGGAACCTCCGCCGAGGCGACTGTTGACGATCTGCATGACCGCCGCGTAATTGCCACCCAACGCCTGCCTGCGGGCCGGATCGTTGCCGAAGTCGCCGCGGATGGTGCGCGCGGCCAAGGCGTTCAGGTCGACCGTCGGAGCGGTCGTGGGCTGAGGTTTCGGCTTGACGCTCGGCAGATCCGCCGCGCCCTTGTCGTCAGGGTTCGCGTACTTGCGCCATGCCGCGCGGTCGCCACGGAACTTGTTCAGGTCGAGTCGTCCAGACCAGCCGCTGAGACTGCCGTTGGACGTGTACTGGCGCATGACCTCGCCGCGGGCGCCGATATTCCACGGCGCAGTCTGGTAACCGGTGACCATGTTCGTGGCGTACTGGGCGATCCAGATGCCGCAGTTTAGTTCGGTCTCCATGCCGGCGACCTGCCAGTAGCCGGAGTCCATCGTGTAGATGATGGGGTTCACGCCGGTCAGTCGCTTGACCTCGCGGGCCCAGCGGCGTGGCCACTGCTTGTCGCCCCATGCCGTATTGTCCTGCGCCTCCCAGTCGAGGATCAGGACGCTCTTGTGCACGTATCCGCGCACATTGTCGACGAAGAACCGGGCTTCGGTCTCCGGGTTGCCGCCGTGAGCGTAATGGTAGACGCCGGTCTCCTTACCGCTGTTGATGGCGCCGGCGAGCTGACGGTTAGCGTCGGTGTTGACGCCGTTGGACAGGCATCCGCCGTACACGCCGCCGGAACCCCATGTGGTGCCGACGATGACGAAATCGGCCGGCACGGTCGCTGTGTCGATGCCGCACTGCCAGTTCGAGATGTCGTACCCGTTCATGTCGGCCATCGCGGCTGGCGCGACAGCCATGGATATGGCGACCGTGAGCGCGGTCAGTAGCTTGCGCCATTGTCGGCGTGGATTCATGCGTTTGTGTTTCGGTTTGCCTTTGTTGAGGATGTTCACGTCCTCTCCTTTCCGCCCCGATTCGGGGCAATAGAAAAGGCCATCTCCGAAGAGATGGCCTTGCGGTTTGTTGGAAAAATTGTCAGCAGGGGATGCGGTAGACGTGTGGACGGCATGTGTACGTGCCGGCCTTGGCGAGGTGGAGAGAGACACAAGCGTCGTAATTCCCTGCGGGCAGCAGTTTCGGCTGCCTGTTGGTGGGGTTGACCGCGTATTTGGTGTGGTCCGTGAAATCCGGCGTGGCAGTATCGGTGCCCATGTCGCTTTCCGGCGTCCAGACGACCCATGCATCCTCCTCGAATCGGATTTTTGCGAGGCTCAGTCCTTTCCAGCTGTCGGCCTTGGTCATATCGCGATTGACGGTGATGGTGAGCAGGCCGTTGGATTGCGTGAGAGTGTAGAGGTCGGTCTGCTGCGTGAAATCAGCCTGTGGCCATAGGTTCTCCAGGCCTAGAGGCTCACCCCCCCCCCAGTCGCCTTCGAGGATGACGGGCGTGAACGTGGCCTCGCCCGTCCATGTAGGCTGGACGGCCAGCTGCACGTAGACAGCGCTCGGTTGGGTGAGAGTGAAGCGACGCCAGTCCGCGCCGGCGTAGAAGCTGACCTTGTCGTTGATATGAGTCTCGAACGAAATCTCCGAGTCGCCGGTAACGTCCACGCGAATGCTGTACGTTCCTGCTGGGATCGTCACGGCCTTCATCCGACGTGCGCACCAGTAATTATGTGTCTGAGTGCGCCCGACACGCGCCGTGCGGTCGTCGACTTCCCATGTCGGGAAATTAAAACCCCAGCTGGTATCCCACTGTCCGCACAGGTTAAGGTCTTTTAGCGTGCCCCCCCCCCGCAGGTTTTCGGGCGGCTCCCAGCAGGTGCGCTGCGAGCCTCGCTCAATCTGCGGGTAGATTGTAAGCGACCTGTCTTCGGTGTGATCGGCGCTGGTGAACAGCTGTGAGATAATCTGCGTTGTCCCTGTAGGAATCGCAGAGGATACGGTTGAAAGGCCGGAATTAAGGTATTGCGTCTCGCTCAACAGTTTGCCGCCCTCTTGGAATCGGATGCTCATGAATACGCTCGGCGGCAGATTGTCGCATGACGCGGTGATTATGTCACCTGCCGCCAGCCCCACGTCGGCCAGTTGCGTCGCCCACGTAATCGCATACCATGCCTTGAATGTCGACTTAAGTACAATGTCCAGCCCTCCGTCGGGTCGGATGGCGGCTGAACAGTTGTCGTCCGCGTATGCGCCGTAGCGCATGAAATTCTTGCCGCTTGGCACAAGCAGCGTGTCGTCATGCGTCAGTCCGACGCGCCGGCCGGCATGATAGACTCCGGCGACCGGCAGGCCATTGACGCATACCCCCCCCCCCGAAGCGGATAATCGGTCATGATTCCTCCTAAAGAATCTCGGTGAGGCTCACGTCGTCAAGGCGGAGCCACGTATTCTCGGTGATGGTGACGGTAACGGCCGTGCAGTCCTTGGGCGCGCTGAAGTCGAGAGTGACTTCATACCATTGCGTATCAGCCCTGTTTGGCGTTTTGGCTGATGCCACCACCGCGTCTCCGGCCGTGACCGTCGCCGTGGCAGTGCGCCATGCTTTTCCTTTTCCGACGGCATGCCAGAAGTCGAGGCGGTAGCGTGAGCCGGGGCTGACGGCCACGGTCTGCGACACCCCGCCGTCATCGGTGACGCTCCAATACCATGCGTTTCCGCTGTGGGGAGTGTTGATGCTGCTGTTTGAGATCGAAGGTGTGAGGACGCTGCCGGTGCCTATCTTCTTCCAGCCGGTCAGCCCCTGCTCGAACCCGCCGTTGACGATGAGATTGTCAGCGGGAGCGGGCAGTACGAGGCGCGTGCCGGAATGCGAAAGTCCTATCACGCGGCCCGCACGGCACGCCCCACCCACTTGGCTTCCCTTGATATTGACGCCGCTCATGCCGACGCCTCCCTTGGCCACCAGTAGAAATTATCGGGGTCAGCGGCGCTTTTGGCGGCAGCGTCGGCGGAGTCCGCGCACTGGATCCACTTTGGGATGGCGGCGGCGCGATCGGCCGCGTCGCCTGCGGATTTGGCGGCGGCGGTCTGCGAAGTCTTCGCGGCGGTCTCACTGGCCTTGGCATTGGCCGCGCTGGCCGCGGCCTCGGCTGCCTTCCCGCTGGCTTCCCGTGCAGACCCACTAGCCGCCTGGGCATCCGTCTTCGCGCTTGCCGCGCTGGCATCGGCGGCGGTCTCGCTGGCCTTCGCCTTCTCGGCCGAGCCGGACGCGGATTGAGCGGACCGGACGGCATTTGATTCGGATGCCGCCGCGGCCGACTGCGACTGCGCCGCGCTCTCGGCCGACTTCGCGGCGGCGGTCTCGCTGGACTGTGCCGCACCGGCGCTCCGCTCGGCGTCCGTGGCCTTGTCGGTCGCGGTCCGCATGGCGGCTTCGGCGGCCTGCCCTGCCGCTTCGGCCTTGTTTTGGGCATCGATGGCCTGCGCGGCCTTGTCGCCAGCGGTCTTGGCTGCGGTGTCGGCGGCGGCCGCATCACTCTTGGCCTGCGCGGCCTTGTCGGTGATCCGCGCGGCGATCGACCGCGCCTCGTCTATCAGCCCCTGCGCCGTGGTCTCGGCTTCGTGCGCGAGACTGGCGCTGGAGGCAGCCTCGGCCTGCGAGGATTGCGCCTGGGCGGCGGCATCCGTGGCCTTCGCGCTCTCCTGAGCGGCGGTCTCCTCCGATGACTGTGCCTTTTCGGCCGAGGCTTCGGCGGCCTGCACCTTGTCGTCGATCGATCCGATCTTGTCGAACACGCCCTGCGCGGTGCGAGTGACGGTCTCCCACGCGGCCACGGTCTCCGTGGTCTTGTCCAGGGTCTTCGGATCCACGTCCGCCAGCTCGGAATATTCCGCCGACTCCTTGTCGGGCACCTCGACGTATCGCACGATTCCGCCCGCCACGAGCTCAGACGCCCTCCACGCCCACTGTGTCGTCGAGGGCATCACCTCCGCTGTGGCCTCGCCCGCCGTAAGCCTGACGGTCTGTGCGACCGGCAGGCGGATAGCATCGGCGACCGTGACGCGCCTCGTGGGCACGAGGCTCACGCTGCCATCCAAGCCACGCCCCCCGGCGTCGGCCAGATGGAAATGCACCAATGTCATGAGTGCTCCTTCCTTGTTGGGCCGTTATGCGCGGCCATGATCTCGTTGTGCATCTTCGTTCCCGTCCCGTTGCCGCCAAGCGCGCTGTACGCGCTGTATGCGTCATCGGCCTCGTCCATCACCTCGACCGGTATCGGACTGTTGGTCTGCACGTATTCACGGTGAATGCGGATGATCTCCGCACGGAGCAGAACACGCAGGCCGTGAATCATCGCACGCCCGTACCTCCATACCACCGCGACAAGCGTGACCGCACCGCCGCACATGGCGGGCACGAGCCATGCGACGATCTGATCGAGCAGTTGCATCACAGGCCTTTCTACTGTGGAATCCCACACGCCGACCATTGCGGACAGGCCGCGACGGCGTGTGGGATTTGGAGGTTAAAAGATGCTGTTGTCCGTTTTCCATGACGAGGTGTGGCTGCCGTCGTGCGTGAATTTGAGGGAATGCACCATGGTCGGCTACGAGAGCGCTTATCGACGGCATATCGGGCCACGGTTCGGTTTTGTGGATATGGCGGACATTACGGTCGCGGATGTGGAATCATGGCTTGCGGGCATCCAATCGCCGGGTGCGGCACGTAAGGCGTGGGCTGTCTTGCGGGCGATGTTGCGTAAGGCGTTGAGGTTCGGCGTGTTGGACGTGGACATTACGTTGCGCGTGCAATCGCCGAAGCAGCCGTATTATCGTGCGCCTGTATTGGATGCGAGACAGATTCGCACGCTGTTGCAAGGGTTTTACGGTCACCAATTGGAGGCGTGGCTTATCTGCGCTGTGACGCTCGGATTGCGCACGGAGGAAGGCTACGGCTTGGAATGGTCTGACATTGACCTGCGTACCGGCGTCGTGCATGTCAGTCGCGGCGTCCAATGGGTTGCCGGACATGAGATCGTCGTGGACACGAAGACGGAGCAGTCCACGAGGGACGTGGTGCTGCCGCGATTCGCCATCCAGAGGTTGCGTGAGCTGAAAGGCAAGGGACGGCTTATAGGCGATTTGACACCGCCACAGGTGGCGAGACGATACGCCTCATGGTGTCGCAGAAACAACCTGCCATATGTTCCAGCCCGGAACCTCCGTCACTCGTGGGGCACCACCGCGCTGGCCGCAGGCGTGGACGTGGCAGTGGTCAGCCGCGCATTAGGCCACAGCAGCATCAGCACCACCGCACGCTACTATCTGCGTCCTGAGACCAGCGTGCTCAAGGACGCGCAACGAAAATGGGAGGCGACGATACTGCGATAGTTTTCCCTAACCCAGCCGAAACACAGGAATGTTCTGAAGTCCAAAACGTTCGATGGGATGAATGTATTGGCTGTCAGGAACCTTGGGGCAGTCACGATCTGGGTCGCGCAGGTCGGTCCAATCCGCACAACCGCAGAAGGCGTGGTAATCGGTACCGTCGAGGATGATTCGAGGCCTGCGGTGCCGGTGCGCTGCCTCTTCGGTACCAACAATGGCGTGTGGGGCATTGTCTGCGTTGATACGGGCGGCAACATCACGCTGACCCACAAATTCAACGACGCTGACGTCATATGGTCGTTTATCGACATCAGCTTCAGCTACGTCATCGCCTGAATGGTTTTCCCTAACCCATCGCACGGCAACATGGAAAGTGCCGTACAGCCGTGGCCTTATCAGGTTCGACCGCATTGGCAGCCTGTGTTTCGCGAGCGGAAACGTGAAATTCGATGGAAGCGGCGATCAGAATTACGTGGCGGCGCAGGAAACCATACCACAGGGTTACAGACCGGTGACAGGAAACACTGCGATAGCGGTGTTCGGCGGAAACTGCACGCTAATCCTTTACAGCGAAAAATCAGGCAAGGTGACCATGCTCGGCAATCCGAACAATGCTTACGCGGGCTGCACCGGCGTCTGGTACACGGATGACCCAATGCCAGCCTAGACGCCGACGAACCACGTCAAGTAGCCTACTCGATTATCGTTGCTGCCGGAACTGCCCATGTTCGCGGCTCGTATCAGACCAGAGGGATTGACCACAAGCAGTCCAGTATGGCTACCGCCGTTGCTGACCAGCATCGGAACGCCGACCTCTTTTTTAGGTCTGAGGTCGTCGGGCACCGTGTACGGGCAGTTCAACGAGTCCCATGAGCCGCCGCCGAATTTCACGCTCGCATTGACGGCCATGATCGACCCGCACCTCGTGACCTTCCACCCATTCGCGTTGTACAAGACGCTGGGGGTTAGGGAATCCCACAGCTTCGACATGGGAGGCAGCTGTTTGATGAGCATGACCGGCGTGCCGGGCGTGATCCCTCTGATCGGGATGCGGGCGATCGGGATCCACGCCGTGCCGGAGGCCGAGTGGATGCTGCCCGACGGGACGGTCGGATCGGCGGCCGTCCCGGTGTTTGGCGTGCCTTTGAGCACGGCGATGGCAGCGGTCTCGATGTTCTGACCGTTCCGCGTGTATTTGAGGCAGACGAGGTCGTTGCGGTTCCGGCCGCTCACGCCGCTTTCGATGGTCGCGGTCTCGGCCTCGGTGACGCGCGCGTATCGTCCTTCGACCACGAGGTTGAGGACGGGGATCAGCGCATGGTTGGCGTCCTGCATGGTGACCGCGGGGAATTTCCCGTCAGCCCCCTGCAGCAGGTAGCTGCCGTTGCCGATGACCCCGGCCTGCATGGCGCCCATGTCGCCGCTGGTGATGTGCGGTGTGCCGCCCTTGCCTGTGATGAGCGTGGTGGTCATGTCAGTCCTTTCCCTCGGTAAGCCATGCCGTGTAGGCCGCGTCCTGCGTGGCGGCGAGTTTCTTGAATTCCTGCTGGCATGAGGTGCATGCCAGTGCCTCCTGCGTCACTCCGTCCGCGGTGGTGTGTTTGATCTGGTGCCAGTCGCTCGACGTGCGCGGATCTCCGTCGGTGAGGTATGCGCTGTCGTGGCAGCGGTCGCATGTGTATTTGGTGATGTTCGTGGTTTTTGCCATGATGTTCCTTTCAGGCGAGTCTTTGCCAGACGTGTCCGCCGATGATGGTGTGGATTTCCTTCCATGTGCCGCCCTGGTCGTTGGGGTTGCCGGCGACGCACCAGTAGAGCGAGCCGATTGGGTGTGCGGCGAGGAAGGATGCCGCTGTCGCGCTGGATTGTGCGGTGATGGTGCCGTCCTGGCCGATGGTGATGGTCCTGCCATCTGGTTTGACGCCGCCGAGGGTGGCGGTGGATGCCACTGGCAGCGCGTACCTGTTCGCGCCGGACTGGATGCCGTCGAGCTTCTTCTTGTCTGCGGCGGCGAGGAGCCCGTCCGCCGATGATGTGGCCTGTGCGACGGTGATGGAAGCCGTCTCGTCGGTGCGGATCACTGTGACGGGAGCCGATGCAGTGATGTCCAAGACTCGCGCCCGCGCCGCGGCCCACGCGTTCTGCGCCGTGGTGGTGGCCGTGTCGGCTTTTACGCCGGCCTGTTTGGCGAGGTCTCTGGCGCCTCCGATTTCGGCCGCGGCGTCGGATGCGGCCTTGTTGGCTTCGGTGGCGGTTTTGCGGACCGTTTCGAGGTCGGCGGCGGTCACATCGGCGCTGAACGTCCAGTTGGAGAGGGTGAGGCCGCTGCCGGCGTAGTAGGCGTGGCCGTCTCCGGAGCTTGATCCACCGCCGCCGGTCTCCCCTGTCGTTTCCGTTGAGGCGGTGGTCGCCTCGTAGGTTACGGTCGGGATGCCGTCTTCGATTTTGATGATTTTTTTGGTGATTTCGGCGGTGACCTTGATGCCGGTGGTGTTGTCGCGGCCGGTCACGGTGTCGCCCACGTCGAGGTCGATGCCGTCGGTAACGTCCACGTCGATGCTGCCTGTATCTCGCAGCTCCTGGAGCTTTGTCTTGCCTTTGGTCTCGAGTTCGGCGGCGTCGGCGTTGCTGAGCTCGTAGACGCTTGTGCGCTCGTCCGCGCCTTTGATGGTCTGCGTGTGGCTGAGCGCGCCTTTCTGG